AAAAAACCCAATATACTAGTAAAAGAATTTATTAGAGAATTTATACCTAATCCTCTGCATGACTATGAATCATACAATGCTGTGTTCACACTAGCGGCATTGACACTGGAAGAAGTAAATTTTCCTAACATACTTTATAACAGAATGCCTCTGCATCCTATCGCACATTCCAGTGGAAAAGGAAAAATAGAAGAAGTCACTTTCTACAAACAGGCAGGAGTCAATCTTGAATACTTTATAGACAATGTTGAGGTAAAATCTTTCATTACACCCAATCCAAAAACTAAACACGTACAAAGATCAGAAATTTCTTTTACTGTAACGGAACCTTACAGTATTGGTTTATTTTTACAGACTATGGCGATACAAGCCGCCAAAGCATCAGACGATGGCAATGTTGAATTTACAAATGCACCTTATGCCTTGATAATAGATTTTGTTGGCACTGATGTAAACGGCAAAATTTTTAGAAATAACAATCTTCGTAAAGTAATGCCTATTCAAATGACAAAAGCGGCTATAAGAGCCAGCCAGGCGGGTGCTGTGTATGATTGTGTTGGCGCACCTTGGGTAGAAACTCCAACAATGGATGTGAATAATGCTATCAACACTGATATCACTCTGGCAGGAAAAACTGTTTACGAAATGATGCAGGTGGGTGATGACAGTTTGATGGGACAATTAAATTTTAAAGGAGCAGAACTAGACAAAAAAGCAAAAAAGAAAGAACAACTTGCCACAGTACCTGCAGATGATTATGTGATATATTTTCCTAAAAACTCTGAAATTGAATACACAGAAGCAGAGCGAAAATTAGTTTTACAAGATAGAGCAACAACGGCTGACCAATATGGCACTGGTGAACAGGGTGATTATTTCTTTAACACTGTAAAAAGAGATAGAATTGTTGAAACACTGCTGGGAAAAAATATATCAGTTACTAATGAATACACTGGTACAAGCGGAGAAGGAATAAGAGTGGATCAAACTTCAGGTGAAGGGCCTAATGCTACTTTTTTAGGAAATGACATTGGAGCATCAAAAATGGCTATCAATGAAAACAACATGGCTATAATGGGTAAAAGATTTCCTGACTTTGAAGAAAAATACGATAAACGTAAAAAAACTTTCACGAGAGATGGTATTACTTTAGATTTAAAACAAATGACTTTAAGTTTTAAAAAAGGTACACGTATTACAGATATTATTGAAACTGTGATACTGTTGAGCGAATATGCTAAAAATCTAACAAAAAATCCTGACGAAATGAAAAACAAAGAGCCAGGCAAACATCCTTGGTTTAGAATTAGAACCAAATGTTTTCAACTGCAGGATTCCTTTTTTAAAGCCAAAGCAAATAATCATCCTAGATTGAATGTGTTCAGCATTGTGCCTTATCAAGTGCCTGACACTATATTTGACGATGATACATCAATGCCATCAGGTTATACAGTGATTAGACAAAACATTGTAAAAGGTTACAATTATCTGTACACTGGGTTAAACAAAGATGTACTAGATTTTGATCTCACTTATAATTTTGCGTTTTTCAATAGTGCTCCTGCCAATTTGAAAAAAAGTTCAGCCACATCATCTGCTGGAGGTAACAAGAGCATAGAAAAATCAGCAGTAGCAACAAGTGGACCAATATACACTATTACAGATTCTGAAAATAATAAACCAGGTCATCTAGCATCTAAAATCATAAAGGCTCAAGACCAAAAGACATCCAGTGAAGGTACAGAAAATGAAAGTGCAGAATTAAAAATTGCTAGAACGATGAATGATAGAATTATCAATGGTGGAACAACTGATTTAATTCAGATGGATTTAACGATAATTGGTGATCCTTATTTCCTACCAGCAAGTGGAATGATGAATTCAGATGAACCTACAAGATTTTTTGTGGATCCTAGACCTTACATCACAACGTCTGCCAGTGATAAAAACAACGGTAACGGCAGAGGAGAAATTAACTATCAAGATACTGCTTGTTTTATAGAAATGAATTTTCAAACACCAATAGACTATCAACCTGGTACAGATAATTTAATGTTCCCTCAAGGTGGAGCGTACACTAACGGAGCAGGAGAAACAATTAGATTGGGTGAATTCAGCGGGATATTTCAAGTACAAACAATCACAAGCAGTTTTAGACAAAACATTTTTGAGCAAACATTGAGAATAAACAGACAGTCCAACATGACATTGGATGCTACAGAAGGCTCAGGCAACAAGAAAAAAATTGTAAAGGACAATAGCAACAACTAATGGCAACAAATCAAAACACAAGAAAATCGCATAAAATAGATCCTAAATTAAATGCAGGACCTTTCGAAGCCATTGTGAGAAATGTGTTGGATCCCAAATACAGTGGAGCCATTGAAGTTGAATTGGTAAAAACATTGGAATCAGGCAATGCCGCAACAACTGGACAATTCATCACAGCAAAATATCTCAGTCCATTTTACGGCACAACCAATGTGGCAGGATTAACTAAAAACAAAGATCACAGAGACAGTCAACAGAGTTATGGTATGTGGTTTGTTCCACCTGATGTTGGCAACACTGTAATGGTTATGTTCATAGAAGGCAATATCAATAGAGCATACTGGATTGGTTGTATTCCACAAGAATTAATGAATGTAATGATTCCAGGCTCAACACCTGCCATGTCAAACACAGACACAACAGATTCTGAACACCAAGAAGATCCTGCTGACGCAGACATTAGAGGCAAAAAAATGCCTGTGGGCGAACACAACAAATTAAAATTTGCTGACCGTCCTGCGGACAAACCTTTAATGATTAAAAAACCTATCAACAGATTGTTCAAAGCAGTGTTGGATAATCAAGGCTTGATAGCAGATGAAACAAGAGGACTTACAACGTCTAGTGCTAGACGTGAAGTGCCTTCAAGTGTGTTTGGCATAAACACACCAGGACCTATTGACAAAGTGTTTACTTCAAATCAACCTGTAGCATCTGCTAGAACAGGTGGTACTTCATTTGTAATGGATGATGGCGATGACAAGTTTATTAGAAAAGCAAAAGCCAAAGATGGGCCAATGGAATATGTGGATATTGAAACTAGCGAAGATGTTATTGAAGGAGAAAAGAACACTCCGCACAATGAATTGTTTAGAATAAGAACACGTACAGGACACCAAATACTATTACACAATTCAGAAGACCTTGTGTACATTGCTAACGCAAATGGCACAGCATGGATAGAAATGACTGCCAACGGTAAAATAGATTTTTATGCTGAAGACAGTGTTAGTGTTCACAGCAAAGGTGATTTCAATTTTAAAACAGATAGAGATTTCAATCTAGAAGCAGGCAGAGACATAAATTTAAAAAGTGCCACAGTCAATCAAGAGTCTACAACACACAACTTGTTGACCACTGGAGCACAAACTGTGGAAGTTGGCGGTGCACAAACAATCACAGTTGGAGGAACTACCAATCATTATGCTGGTGGTAACATTAATTTAGACGTTGGAGGACTCATAAATCTTTCTAGCGGAATAGCAGTGGCTACGCCGGTGGCGCCTTTAGCGGCTTGGAGCCTTCCAGGCGAAGCAAATCCAACTATCATGAAACGTGTACCACAACATGAACCTTGGAGTCATCATGAAAATTTTGATCCAATGGCAGTGGCTTTAATTAAAACAGATAGAAGTGAACAGGAAGATATTGTGGTTGCAGAACCAATTAATATTCCAGACACATTTAAAAATGCGAGAACGTAATGCCAGGAGTTAGTAGAGTAACAGTAGACACAGCAGTAGGTACAATAGTTGGTAATCTAGCACCAAAAGTTATTGTCGAAGGAGTTCCTATTGTTGTAAAAGGAGCGGCAGTTGAACCTCACGCACCTTGTCCTATACCACCACACTGTGATGCTGTAATGGACGGGTCTAGTGCTAAAGTAAAAGCAAACGCAATATTCATATGTAGGGAAGGAGATGCGGCAACTTGTGGTCACACCGCTACTGGTAGTGGCAAAGTATTTGCTGGTTAAATATCATTATGGCACAGAAAAAATTATATAAAGAAGTTACAGTAAAATCGGCTCAAACAGCACAAACTCCTGCTACTCAAAGAATGTACAGAGGAATCAGCACTGTCAACCCAGACAACACAACTTTTTCTCTAAATGACATTGGATTGATCAAACAAGATTTATTGAATCATTTCCACATTTCACAAGGAGAAAAATTAGAAAATCCAGAATTTGGCACAATCATTTGGGACGTGATACATGATCCATTAACACCTGATCTAGAAGAAGCAATTAAAGAAGATATTCTTAAGATTATTGAGACAGATCCAAGAATTAAAGCGGATTCAGTGATTGTAACACCATTTGAATCAGGCTTACAAATAGAAGTTGAACTAACTTATGTCAAATATAATGTCTCAGAGAAACTTAGACTAACGTTTGACGAAAATAATGGATTACTGAATTAAATGCCCACTTTATACAAACAAATAAATAATGCTATAACAAAGGAAACCAATGTCATCCACAGATAGACAAAACAGATTATTGTTGGCAGAAGACTGGAAAAGAGTATACCAGTCTTATAAAAATGCGGAATTTAAAAGTTACGACTTTGACACTATCCGTAGAACAATGATTCAATACATTAGACAAAATTATCCAGAAGATTTCAATGATTATATTGAATCTTCAGAGTACCTAGCATTGATAGATTTGGTTGCTTACCTAGGTCAAAATTTGGCATTCAGAACAGATTTAAATGCTAGAGAAAATTTTTTAGAAACAGCAGACAGAAGAGAATCAATTTTGCGTTTAGCAAGACTGATCAGTTACAATCCAACACGTAATCAAGCCGCAAATGGTTTGTTAAAAATAGTAGGAATCAGTACAACTGAAAATATTGTAGACAGTAATAACTTAAACCTAAGTGGTCAAACAGTAACTTGGAATGATTCAGGTAACACTAATTGGTACGAACAGTTTATTAAAATTTTAAATGCTTCATTGGCTGAAAATGAAAAGTTTGGCAATCCAGTCAAATCTGAAAACATAGATGCTATTCCAACTAATCAATACAGAATTAATGCTAACAGTTTAGATGTTCCAGTTTATGCTTTTGACAAAACTGTAAATGGACAAAATTTACCTTTTGAAATTGTTTCAACATCTTTTAACGATGGTGCTATTGTTGAAGAAGCACCTTTAACAGGCAGAAAGTTTAGTATGTTGTATAGAGATGATGGCAAAGGTGCTAGTAGTAACAACACAGGATTTTTCGCACACTTTAGACAAGGAGTTCTTGATAATGGTGATTTTAACATAGATGTTCCTTCAAACAATCAATCAGTAGCAATAGAATCTAGCAATATCAATAATACTGATGTTTGGTTATACACACTTGATGCTGACACTGGATTAGAAGATACATTGTGGACTAAAGTTGATTCAGTCACTGGCAACAACGTGATATACAACTCAACAGAAAAAAATATAAGAAATATTTACACAGTATTAAGTGGTGCTGATGATTCAATCAGTTTAAAGTTTGCTGATGGTATATTTGGAAATTTACCGCAAGGTAATTTTAAAGTTTATTACAGAAGAAGTAAAAATCAAAATATAAGAATTACTCCTGCTGATATGCAGAACATACAAGTAGATGTTCAATATGTATCAAGTAACAACCAAGTAGAAGTTTTAACATTTACACTTGGTTTACAATACACAGTTGACAACGCAACGTCATCAGAAACTAACGACAACATTAGATTGAATGCTCCTGCAACTTATTATACTCAAAACAGAATGATTACAGGTGAAGATTATAATGTTGCTCCACTTGGAACTAATCAAGAAATTATTAAAGTAAAAGCAACAAATAGAACTGCGAGTGGAATATCAAGATATTATGATTTAATTGATGCTACAGGCAAATACAGTAACACAAATGTATTTGGTGCAGACGGTGTAATATACAAAGAAGAAACAGAAAATTTAGATACTTTTAGTTTTGCAACACAAACTGATATAGAAGGTGTAATTGTAAATCAATTGGAACCTTTATTGTCTAAACAACAAACAAGAAACTTTTACATAGAAAAATTTCCAAAAGTAATTTTAACAGATTTTGTTCCAGTATGGCAACAAGTTACAAATGCTACAAATGAATCAACAGGGAAATTTATAGATGCTGTAAATGTTATTGATTATCAAGTAGGTTCTTTTACAGCCAGTCAATTAAAATACATAGAGCCAGGTGCTATGGTAAAATTTGTGGCACCAACTGGTTTTCATTTTATGCCAGACAATAGTTTAATGGCAGGACCAGGTGACCACCCAGGTGCTAAAGACTATATTTGGACTTCAGTTGTGAGTGTATTCAATGATGGAGTGTCAAACACATCCACAGGCGAAGGTGCTGTTAAGTTTAATGATGTTATACCTACAAGTGCTGTTGCTAGTGAAATTTTACCTAAATTTTCAAAACAATTTTCAGATGATGTAAAAACATTAATTATAGATCAGGCTTTTGCTTATAATAATTTTGGAATACGTTACGATGTTCAAACTAGAAAATGGAATGTAATTGATGAAAACAATTTAAATGTTTTTGGCACTTTCAGTGTTGGTAAAACAGGTGACGAATCAAATCAGCAATTAGATGCTAGTTGGTTAATCAAGTGTGTAAACAATGGTGCTACATATACAATTACATTTAGAGGATTACGTTATGTGTTTGAAAGTAAAAAAGAAGTAAGATTCTTTTATGATAGTGCTGACAGAAACTTCAATGCTAAAACTGGAGCAACAATTCAAGATAAAATTTCAGTATTATCAATTAATACAAAACCAGACAGCAATAATGCGTTTAACAATGATATAAATTTTGCTATTTCAACAGAATACAGAACACAAAACGGTTATGTTGACAGTGCTAAAATTGAATTAACACAATTTGATTCTGACCAAGACGGCATAGTTGACAATCCAAATGCTTTTGACCTTGTTGTTGATCCTAGCACAAATGCATCAACAAAATACATTTTTCAAAAACTTGTGAAAAATACAGATGGCACAGAAAGATATCAATATTGTGATGCTACAGAAGAATTCATTTACACTAGACAAACGTCTGTAGGCGCTATTGGAGATTATCCAAATGGTTCTATTGTGTATCTAATAGACAGCGACAGTTTCAAACAAGTTAATACAACAACGAACACAACAACTGATGTAACCAATTATGTTGCTCATGTTGGTAGAGACAAAGTTAAGTTTCAATATGTACACACAGTGGACGGTAACACAAGACTTGACCCAAGTTCATCTAATATAATTGATATGTACATACTAACAAGAACTTATGACATTAATTTTAGATTGTGGTTGGCAGGTGTAACAGCAACGAAACCATTGTTACCAAGCAATGATTCATTGTACACAAACTTTAACACTCCGTTAGCAAAAATTAAATCAATAAGTGATACAATAGTGTATCATCCAGTAAAATACAAAATATTATTTGGGTCACAAGCAGATACAAGTTTACAAGCAACATTTAAAATTGTTAAAAACACAGAGCAAGTCACAAACGATAGTGATGTGAAAAGTAGAATTATAACAGCAATCAATCAATTCTTTGCTTTAGAAAATTGGGAATTCGGAGATACTTTCTACTTTACAGAATTAAGCACATATGTGATGAATGAATTAGCACCTGACCTAGCAACTTTCGTTATTGTACCTAAAGAAGGTTCTAAAGCATTTGGTAGTTTATTTGAAGTAAAATCTGAAAATGATGAAATTTTTATCAGCGGAGCAAAAGTTTCTGATGTTGAAATTATAGATGCTGTAACAGCCTCAAAATTAAAAGCAGATGGTAACATAACAACAAGTTCATCAACAACCAGCACATTAAGTGGCACATTACCTACTAGTTCAAGTTCAAGTCCAAGTTACAGCGGAAGTTCAAGTTCAAGTTCCAGTGGAAGTTCAAGTGGAAGTTCAAGCGGAGGCTCTAGTGGAGGAAGTGGATATTAATGGCATACGACAACAATCAGAAAGATTTCAGTTTGCCTTCAGGCAAAGACAGCGGTAAAAGAGAATCTTCAGAATTTTTACCTAAATATTTTAGAACACCAGTCAACCAAAAATTTCTACACAGCACACTTGATCAATTAATATCTCAAGGAACATTAGAAAAATTAAATGCTTATTATGGACGTAAGATTACGGACGCCTACAAAGCATCTGATTTGTATGTGCCTGAAGTTGATGCAGACAGAGAAAATTATAAGTTTGAACCTAGTGTTGTACAACAAGATGATTTAGGTAATGTAAATTTCTATTCTGATTATATAGATTTTGTTAACCAAGTTAAAAATTTTAACGGTGATGTAACCAATCACAGTGTATTGAACGCCCAAGAATATTATGCTTGGTCTCCTAGAATTGATTGGGACAAATTTGTTAATTACAGAGAATATTTTTGGATGCCATACGGTGCTTCTGCTGTTACAATCACAGGACAACAAAGAAATGTTGTTAGCACATACACAGTAACAAAGTCTGATCAAACAGACAACTACGCTTACATTTTCACGCCAGATGGATTAACAGCAAATCCAACATTAAAATTATACAAAGGTCAAACATACAAGTTTGATATTAATTCTGAAGGTTTACCTTTTGTGATCAGAACACAAAGAATATTAGATGCGTCATATAATGTTACTGACGGAATAGATGTACAAAGTGTAGAAAAAGGAATAATGACTTTTCAAGTCAAAGATTCAGCACCTGAAAAACTTTACTATGGAAGTGATAATGATATTAATGCTTGGGGACTGATACAAATATATGCTATTGAAGAAAACTCTAGCATTGATGTTGCTAATGAAATAATTGGCAAAAAAAATTACACAACGGCTGACGGCGTAGAACTTTCTAACGGTATGAAAATAAATTTTGCCGGAACAGTGACACCTAGTCAGTATGCGGAAAAAGACTATTTTGTTGAAGGAGTTGGCGAAGCAATTCAATTAATAGATACACAAGAACTAGAAGTTAAAAGTGCTTTTACAGATGTTACTCCGATTCCATTTGATTCACAAAACTTTGATACAGTAGGATTTGGTACTGCTACTTCTTATGCTGTTGATAAAGACTACATTGTAATCAATAGATCATCTCCAGATAGAAACCCATGGGCAAGACACAACAGATGGATTCATAAATCTGTAATAGAAGCAAGTGCTAAAGCAAATGGTCAAACAGCCAATATTGATCAAGCCACTAGAGCAAGGCGTCCTATTATTGAATTTGAAGCGGGTATAAAATTATATAACTTTGGTTTCAAAGCAAAAACGAACATTGACTTAATTGACACAGTAACCACTGATGCTATGAGTGATGTAGAAGGTTCACAAGGTTTTTACATTGATGGCATTGCTTTAACTAACGGAATGAATGTCATCTTTTCCGCTGATACAGATCCATTAGTAAAAGACAAAATTTTCGAAGTTAAATTTATTGATTTTACAGAAGGAACTACCACTACTAAACAAATCAGTTTGGTTGAAGTTACAGGTGGTTCACCAGTTGAAGGTGATACAGTTTTAACCACAGACGGAAAAAAGAACCAAGGTAAATGGTATTGGTACACAGGCACTACTTGGAAAGTTGGGCAAGAAAAAACAGCAGTCAACCAGACACCTTTGTTTGATTTATTTGACGACAATGGAGTAAGTTTCACTGATTCAATATTGTATCCTAATAGTTCATTTTTAGGAAATAAAATTTTCACTTATGTTGAAGGCACAGGCACAGCAGATACAGAATTAGGTTTTCCTTTAACATATTCAAATGTTGAAAATATAGGTGATATAGTATTTGATTTTAATCTATTAAATGAAAATTACACATATCAGTCACAAAATTTAAGTGGAACTCTTAATTCAGAAACAGCATTTTTAAAAAAATATGATGCCACAGGAAATTTTAAAACTGTAAACGGTTGGACAAAAGCACCAACAGACAGTTTTCAAAAAGTTAATAGACAGTATGTTGCTACATCAAGTCTAATGAATAACTTCGCTATTGATGTATACAATCAAAGTGGCGACTTAAATGATTTAACAGCAAATGTTTTTGTAAACAATGTTAAAAAGATTGAAAATACAGATTGGTCTTTTCTAAGAATAGATGGCATTGCTTATATTAATTTTACAAAAAACTTAAATGTTGATGATGTTGTTGTAATTAGAACAAACAGTGCTACACCAAAAAATGCTAATGGTCATTATGAATTCCCAACAAATTTACAGTCTAATCCATTAAATGCTAAAACAACAAAATTTACTGTGGGTCAAGTTACGGACCATGTCAAATCAATAACAAATGAACTTGTAGATATTGAAGGTGTAACTCCAGGAGTAAGCAACCTAAGAGATTTTCCAAATGCTTCAGCATATGGTAGAAAGTTTTTACAACACAGTGGCCCTATGCCTTTGGCATCATTCTTGTTAGATAACAGACAAGTTGATTTAATTAATTCTATTTCTACTAGCCAGTATGATTATTTTAAATTCAAAAGAACATTTATTAAAGCAATGGATGACTTGGGTTTTGATGGAACGCCTAGCCAGACTGTTGATAAAATTTTAAGTAAAATTAATAAAGATAATAACAATAATTTACCTTACTTCAAAACAGACATGATGGGTATAGGTGCTTTCAAAACAACCACACATACTATATTAGATTTAGATAATAAATTTTTTGCTTTATCATCTAGTTTTAATTTAACAACATTGTCTACAAAAGCAGTGTACGTGTACCACAATGGTACGCAACTAACACATGATATTGATTATGTGTTTTCAGATGGCTTTGTACAAATTACAAAAACTGTGGCACTTGATGACACAATAGTAATAAACGAATTTGAAACAACAAACGGAACACATATTCCTGCTACTCCTACAAAACTAGGATTGTATCCGAAATATGCTCCTAAGAAATATTTAGATACAACAGCAGTAACTCCATTGAATGTGCTTCAAGGTCATGACGGTAGTGTTATGGTTGCTTTTGACGATTTCAGAGATGATGTAATCTTAGAAATGGAAAAAAGAATTTTTAACAATATTAAATGTACATACGATGAAGAATTATTTGAAATTAAATCATTTATTCCTAGAGCGTACTCAACAAATAAGTTTACTTTAGAATCAATCAACAAAACATTGCTGGGAGATTTCAATGAGTGGTTAACATTTATAGGTAACGAAGATTACACAGCAAACACTTATTGGTCAGAAGATAACAGTCTTACTTGGAATTACAGCAATATGGTATCTCCTAATGACACAAATATATTAGGTTTCTGGAGAGGTGTGTATAATCATGCTTATGATACTGACAGACCAAATATAACTCCATGGGAGATGTTGGGTTACACAATTGAACCTAGTTGGTGGTCATCAGTGTATGGGCCAGCACCTTACACAAAAGACAATTTAATTTTATGGCAAGACCTTGAAAAAGGTATTGTGAGAGAGCCTAATAAAAAAATTGTTGTAAAAGAAAACTATAAAAGACCAGGATTAGCAAGTCATATACCAGTAGACAGCGAAGGAAACATAAGAAGTCCATTTGACAGTGCTTATGCCAGAGGGGCAGTTTTACAACTGACAAAACAAAAATTTAAATTTGGGGATCACTCTCCAATAGAGAATACATGGAGAAGAAGTGTTCATTATCCATTTGCTCTTTTAAAAAGTTACATTTTACACCAACCTTGTAAAGCAATAGGCATAGGTTTAGATACAAGTCGTGTAGGCAGAAATGCTAGTGGTCAAATTGTATACAATTCAGCCACTGCTGTAAGACCTACTGATATTGTGTGGCCAAGCAGTATAAATGACGAAACAGAAATTTTAACATCAGGACTTTTAAATTACGTTTATGAAACAGTGGAAGATTCACAAACTACAAATTATACAGATTACAAAGAACAATTTGCTGGTATTCAAACACAGGTTGGTTTTAAAATAAGAGGCTTCAGTAATAAAGACAAATTTAAATTATTATTGGATAGCAAAACACCTTTAAATTCATCAACGTTATTTGTACCAGAAGAAAACTACAAACTGATTTACAATGTTTCTACGCCAGTAGATATTTTAACATACAGTGGTTTAATCATAGAAAAACAGCAAACAGGTTTTGCTATCAAAGGTTATGACAAAAATGATCCATACATTAGATATCATATGCCATTTGAACAAGCCAGTGATCCAACAGTAAATGTAGGTGGAGTTAGTGCCGCATTTGTTAAATGGGACGCAAACAAAAGATATGATAGCGGTTCTTATGTAAAATATGAAGATAATTTTTATGCTACAGATGAAACACACTTATCAACTGAAACATTTGACAGTTCTAAATTTATAAAAATAGTTGAACTTCCTACTGAAGGTGGAGCATCAGCAATTTTAAGAAAAAGTTTTGTAACAGATAAAGTTATTTCTGCTCCTTATGGCACAGTAATTGATAATATTCAAACAGTAGTGGATATAATTTTAGGTTACGAATCATATCTAAAATCACAAGGTTTTGAATTTGACCAATTTGATTCACAAAGTTTATTGGTTGCCAATTGGCAATTAAGTGCTAAAGAGTTTTTATTTTGGACAACACAAAACTGGGATGAAGGCGCTGTAATAAGTTTAAGTCCAGCCAGCAAAAAATTAGTTGTAAATTCAAAATTTGCTACAACAGACAATGTGATAGAAAACAGTTACTCTTACGGAGTATTGAAAGAAGACGGAAACACTTTAGATAGAATCAATCTAAGAATTGTACGTAAGTCAAATACATTTGAATTGTTAACAAAAAATACAATCAATGGAATATATTTTGCTAAAGTGCCGCTAGTTCAAAAAGAACACGTTTGTTTACTTGACAATACAACAGCATTTAGTGATTTAATTTACGACCCAGCAAGTGGTTACAAACAAGATAGAATTAAAATGTTGGGTTACCTAACAGAGTGGGATGGTAGTTTAAACATTCCAGGTTTTGTTTTTGATGAAGCAAAAGTAAAATCTTGGCAACCATACACAGACTACGCAATGAGTGATGTAGTAAAACACAAACAGTTTTATTATACAGCAAATTCAAAATTAAAAGGCACTGCTGAATTTGATAGTAATAATTGGCGTAAATTAGATGGCAAGCCAGATAGCAATCTGCTTTCTAACTTTGATTATCAAACAAATCAATTTGGCGACTTCTATGATTTAGACACAGATAATTTTGATAGACAACAACAAAAACTTGCTCAACATTTAATTGGTTATCAACCAAGACAGTATTTGAGCAATATAATAAACGACGATGTAAGTCAGTATAAATTTTATCAAGGATTTATAAGAGAAAAAGGCACAGCAAATGCTTTGAACAAATTGTTTGATGCACTAGCAAGTGCTGATAAAGAAAGTTTAGACTTTTTTGAAGAGTGGGCAATCCGTAAAGGTCAATATGGTGCTGTAGATACTTTTGACGAAATAGAATACAAACTGGATGAATCTAAAGTAAGATTGAATCCACAACCTATTCTATTAACTGATGATCAACCTGTTGCCACAGATTTAGTTTATAGAATACAATC